ACTCAACACTGATTACATGCCTATCGCATTGACACCTGAAGAACTCAACTCATTAATGCAGTCATGGCAGGCGGGCGGCATGAGCTTTGAAACTCTTTACTACAACTTACAGCGCGGCGAACTGACAAGACCGGGAATAACCGCAGAAGATGAAAAAACTGTAATTGATATGGAAATGCCTGAACCAGAAAACATGGGAGATAACGAATAACGATGCCGAATATGAATACCCGCATAGCATCAGAGATTGTTGACCACACGGTTGATTTAAGCCGGGTTGATGCTGATATGCGGTTGCATATTATCGGGTTCTTGCAGGAGCTTGAAGAAAAGCTCGTTAAAAGGTTGAGAAACACTGATTTGACATTGAGGGCAAAACAGCGCACTAAAGCACTGATAAATCATGTAAATGCAACAATAAATACCGCTTATGTGTCGATTTCAGACACACAACGCGAAAAACTGAAAGAAATTGCACAGCTTGAATTTAACTTCACACGCAATTTAATCAACTCACAGATTGGTATTGATGTGATGGCGGTTGCACTTACAACGAATCAGTTAAAACGCATTGTGGATGAAACATTGATTCAGGGCGCACCTTCTAAAGAATGGTGGGCGCAGCAAAGCCGAGAGTATCAGCGCAGGTTCAAGAACGAAATCAGGCAGGGCATGGCGAACGGTGAAAGCATGGATGAAATAATCAGAAGAATCAGGGGCAGAGCTACAAAACGCCATGTTTCCGGTTATGTTGTCAATAAAGCCGGAAATATTGTGTTGAAGAAATGGACGGAGTATAAAGGCGGGATAACTGATATTTCAACCCGACACGCTGAAGCACTTGTCAGGACATCAGTTCAAACGATCAGCAATCAAGCAAGGCTTGACACAATGCTATCTAATGACGATGTTGTAAAGTCTATTCAGTGGGTTTCAACGCTTGACACCCGGACAAGTGATATCTGCATCAATTTAGACGGCAAACAATGGAACCTTGACTATGAACCGATTGGACATGGATACCCATTTCCAGGGCCGACAGCTCACTGGAATTGCAGAAGCACACAGACACCTGTAACGAAATCATGGGACGAACTTGGAATACCGGAACTTGCAGGGCTTGAAATCAAAAAGCAGCGGGCAAGCATGGACGGACAGGTAAGCGGGAAAATAACCTATCCTGAATGGTTCGCAAAACAATCACAAGCGCGACAAGTTGAAATACTCGGCAAGACTAAATTTAAGATGTATAAGGAAAACGGTTTAACACTTTCTCAAATGGTCGATCAGCGGGCAAACCCGCTAACGATAGGCGAACTGAGAGACAAAATCAGTTCAGCGAAATAAACCCGGAGGGTAGACAGAATGACACTCGAAGAACTCAAAGCAGCAGGGCTGACTGATGAGCAGGCGCAAAAGGCTTTTGACTTGCACACGGCATCAGTAACTAAAAAACTCGAAGAAGAAACAACAGGATTGAAAAAGAGCCGTGATGAAATCCTGGCAGAGAAAAAGAAATTGCAGGAACAGTACAAAATGTATGAAGGTATCGACCCGGAAAAAGCAAGGGAAGCACTGAAAAAACTTGCAGACATGGACAAAAAGAAAATGATGGATTCAGGTGAATATGAAAAACTCCTTGCAGCAGAAAAAGCACAGTGGGAAGCTGAAAAAGCTGAATTGATCGCAAAAGAGGAAAAAGCTAAAGGATACATTACAAAAACTGAAGTTGATCGGCAGCTTACTGAGCAGTTTATCAAGATCGGGATAAATGACCCTGATATGCTTAAAGCGGTCAAGGCAATGTTTCAGGATTCTGTGAATGTGTCTGAAGTTGATGGAGGTTATAAAGTGTTGCACGGTGAAAAAACCCTTGAGCAGAGCATAAAGGAGTTTTCAGAGACACCGGCAGCAAAGAAGTTCATATCAGCACCAGTAAACGCCGGGGGCGGTTCACCTGGGAGCGCAGGCGGTGGAACACCCGCAAACCTTGACGCACAGATCAAGGAATTAATGGCGAAAGGAAAACACGGAGAGGCTCAAGCAATACTCTCCAGGGCGCAGTTGTCTAAAATGCACGCGCCACAGTAAAAGGTAAAAAACACAAGGAGAATTTACTATGGGAGCAACAGCAGCAGTTACCGACTTTCATAACTGTCCTAACTATGTGGGCAAGGTTTTTCAGGTATCAGCAGAAAGGAATTACTCTTTTCTCGCTGATATCGCAGGTAAAGAGTGGGGTTACAATGGCGCAATGATTCTTCCCCGCAATTTCCTGTCAATCAATCAGTTCGATTTTGCAATGGCAGTGCCGTGGTCACATGATGCAGGCTCACAGCCGGACATTGACGAACTTGATGCAAGAGTAGCACCGACCGGAACAACCTTTGTACGCGGTCAGGATTTGAACACAGTTCAGATTTTCCAGGAAGGAATTGATGTTTCCTACAAGAAACAGTCTGCAACAGGGCAGCTTAAACAGGCCGCGCTTGCTGACCCAATAACTGCACTTGCCGCAAATGGTCAGGCAGTTGAAATTTCCAACGAGCTTCAGTTCCAGATTGATGCTCATGTGAACCAGGTTGCAGTTGACGCAAGTTACACATTTCTTAATGGTACTTTTGCAACATCTACCGCAACAGCCACAAGCGCACAGACACGCGGAATCATCACAGGCGTTTCCACTTGCGCAGTGGCAGCCGGTTCCGCAAACCTGACAAAAGCACATATCAATTCACTGGTAAAAACAATGGTCGAAGCAGGCGCACCGATGATCGACCCTTGCATTTATACCGCTGCTTTCCATGTGCAGGAAATTGATGCGCTCTATGGACTTCAGGAACGCAATAACATGAAGGGCGGCACTTCTACAAATGAAGTTCTGCTTCCTCTGCTTGGAAAGTACATTCCTGTCAAGTTCGATTACCATGTGCCTGCCGGTACTCTCCTGATTGCTGACAGGGCTTTCTGCGCACCTATCGGCTGCCCTGTTCCTTCAAAGGGTTATCTGTTCTATGAGCCGATTGGAAAACTCGGCGCAGTTGATGCAGGAATGGTTTACGGTCAGATGGGAATTGATTACGGCCCTGAGGAATATCACGGAAAAATCACAGGTCTGGCAACATCTTAATAGGGGGAATTATGAACTTTAACAAAACAGTGCTTATTTCCCTGCTTGTAGTCCTCACCTTCGCGGTGGGGGCTACAGAAAACTATTTCAGATGGAATGACACAAGGATTGACCCAGTTGTCAAGCAGCGGCTTGAAGATATTGATAATATCCTTGCAAACCATGTTATCGGGCCGCTCACAAAAACAAGCGCCGGCGCATACACTCCGTCAATCGTTTGTGGTGCAGGTTCTGATGATATTGTCTTTATTTCAACCGAAGTTGTATATAATGGCTATATAACTGATGCAGATGCAACGGCTGAAATATACGCATTTACAGGCAATTTGACAAGTTTTGACACAATTGAAGCTGGCTATCAGTCAACTTTTCTTGTGGAATGGGCGGCTGATACATTCTATGTTACACAGTCAACCACAAGCAAAACAAGCCTTGAAACGACAATTATACCGAAGTACACAAAAGGTAGAGTTCCTCTTGCGCTAATCAACCTTAAGACGGCAGCGCAGTGGGTTCCAGGTGACGATTGGAATAAAGCAAATGTTACAACTACAGTACATAATTGTTGGTTCAGAGAACTCGAATATTAAAGGGGAATAAAGATTCATCGGGGTTGTGGCAGGAGCCGCAGCCCCTTCCCCATAACAAAACACAGGAGAACAGAAAAGATGAAGTTTATCAAGTACCCGCTTAAAGAAGCGCATAAGCCACTTCCGACCGTTTTCATGGACAAGAACCTGAAAGAAGTTATCAGGTTTGAAAAAGAAATTTATGTGAATGGCGAATCAGGAGAACTGCATAAAGCTCTGGTTTTTGAGACAAGCAACAAAGACCTGATAAAACTTATCACTGACAAGGAAAAAGAGCTTTCAGCGCAGCTTACAAAAGTCAAAAGGGCGCAGATGCGTAAAAGAATGATGAAGTTCAACGGTAAAGAGAATGCAACCGGCATCACTGAAGAACAGATCGCAAGAATCAACATTAAGTGCGAATATGCAAGGGGTGAGGCAAACGAAGCACCGCAGCAGAGAGAAGTTGAAGCACCGACCAAAGCAGTAAGATAAAGGAGCTTGGAACATGGCTATAACGCAGGGAACAGACACATACATTGAGCTTGCAGACGCAGATACCTACATTGCAACCATGCCGGGAACTTACCCGACTGTGTGGGCTGCACTTGCTTCTGATGCGATAAAAGAAAAGTATCTCGTCAGGGCGGCGCGTTATCTTGACAACCATTACCGCGACAGGTGGGTCGGCGATATAATGACGCTTAACCAAGACATGAGTTTTCCGCGTTATGGCTGCGATAATCAGGGCAGGGTCATCGATTCAAGCTATCCTACAAATTTGCAGTATGCACAGGCTGAAGTGGCTGCAAGAATGGCGAATAGCGAAGAACTGAATACTGATCTCGACAGGGGCGGTGATGTTATCCGGGAAAAGGTCGGGCCGATTGAAACCGAATATTCCGGTACTGCACCAGTGGGAAAGACATACCCTGAAATTGACGATCTTTTATGGCTGTACCTTATTCAGCGAGGCAGCACGGCAAGGCTTGTGAGGGCTTAACAAAATGGGTAAAGCGGCTGATGCACGCACAAAAGCACACAATGTATTTAACAGACAAGGTGACCTAGTAAGTTCAGCCGTTTTATTTTACTACAATCCAGGCACTTACAACAGCAGCACACGCGTACATACAAGCCCGACATATACAGGTTATGGGTGCAGAGTTCTTGTAAACAACCCGCTGCTAACTTCAATGCGGCAGATAATGGACAGCAATCCAGAAGTAAAGTCAACTGATGAAATCGTGCTTTTGACTTATTCGGGAGTGCTGAACACTTATAACAGTTCATGGGTTTTGCAAAGTAGTACGACTACAACGACAAGACCTGAACCGCGAAACGGCAAACATCAGATATCAATGAACTCAAAGATTTATGATGTTATCGTTTCATTAGATATCGCGGTTGGCATTGGTGCGCTATTTCAAGTAGTGGTGCGGGAGGTGTAATGGTGATGCAGATTGTAATAATTATTATACTTCTGCTCTTAATAGTAGGTTTTTTTCAGGAGTGGGATTGATATGATTGGTGACATCAAAACAAATGCAGCGCAGTTTAACGCCACCATTCAGAGCTTTGCTAACAGGTTCAGCGAAGAAAAGATCAGGAAACTTGTTAAAAAACTTGCCTTTGATATCTGGGATGAAATCGGTAATAGATGCCCGGTTGACACAGGCAGAGCGCAGACAAATTTCCAGCTTGATACAAAGTTGAACAACAGAACAATCGAAACTTTCAGCACTGCAAGACCGGCTCCACCAATCCTTGAAGATTCGATGGTTTACTGGATTTTTAACAATCTTGATTACATTGAAGCACTGGAAAACGGTCACAGCAAACAAGCACCAGGCGGCTTTATAGCTCCTGCAATCGCTGAATTTAACCGCGTATATGAGCAAAGAGCGCGTGAATTGGGGTTTCTTAAATAATGGGCATGACAACAAATAACACAGCTTTACAGGCATGGTTTGCGTCAAAATGGGCAATAGCAGGATACACTGCAACCCATGTGAAATACGATAACATAGACTTTGAACCGCCTACAACTGCGCATACTTGGGTCGGTTTCTATGTCAAAGAAACAGACGAACAGGCTCAAGAACTTGGTATAACGAATGTGAATCACAAGCACACAGGACTAGTCACAGTACAGTTTTTCGCAAGAATTGGAACCGGAACGCTTGCGCTTGATACGCTGATTGAAACCGTTTCCGGGTGGTTCAGGGGCGCACCTGTAACAGGCTGTTATTTTACGAAACCGTTTCGGATATTTAATTCCGGTCTGAACAAAAACGGGTGGTATATGCAAGTAGTGAATTACCCTTATCACAGGGATGAACAGCACACGCTGAATAATAATTAAGGAGATAACGGAAATGAAACTTTTACTTTGTTTGGTGTTATTGTTCTCCTGCATGATAAGCGCGGGAGAATCAGATTTTTGTAGTTTTAGTTTGCAGCTTGACAAATACGGTAATGCTGCGAATAAACAGGGATGGTCATTAATCCAGATCGGCGGGCAGAATGAGACACTTCAGGCTGCAACATGGGAACTTGTAAGTGACACATCAAGCGC